GAGAAAAAAGGCTTGCTCCATAAAAAAAAAAAAAAAAAAAAAAAAAAAATAAATATTTTTTTTGGAAGAAAAATTTGAAAGTATATTCCTGAAATCTTTTTCAAATCAAAAATGATCTCTCAAATCAACTCCAACATGAATTCTCCTACCATGGGTCCATCGAATTCAATTCCCAAAAAAAAGAAGAAGACAAAGTTTGTCTTTTGTAAACCAAAATCTGATTTTGTTTCCAAGTCCAATGAAGTGACCCAGTCTTCTATCAAACTTCCGCCAAATGCCGATTATGGAAAGGAGCAGCGAGCTCTAAATAAGAAATTAGAAAAGGCTCTTAAATCTGGTCGAGTAAATGACACAAAAAAATATATTAACGAAGGTGCTGCTATATCATTTCTTAACTTTGATGGAATTCTATGTGCTGCGGAAGAAGGTAAGTATAAAGTTATCGAAATGATTTTTACCGAACTAGATTACAAAAAACTTATAGCTCGTGATATTATTGATGAAATGATTATGTCTACTGGAACTGATATGATGGATCATCCTAAACTTAATAAATTTCTTCTCGAATATCGAGATTTATGCCCCTATACTATTGAAAACGAAAATTTAGATGGATTTATAGATGACATTGCATGTAACAAAGAATGTAATGATATCTAATAACAATCATAGACAAATATAGGGTTTTATCATAAATAAATTTGATTTATATTTTTTTGTACTACTGTGAAAAGTACACAACAAAAACAAATGTTCTCGTATTTCTTTGGTGATTCTTCTAATACTAAAGCTAATGCTGATAAAACTACCCAATTAGAGCTCCAAGATACATCTACTACTGCAAGCCAAACTACTGCTGAGACATCTGGTCCTAAGCATATTTTGGCTCACTGGCAGGGTGATTGTTCTGGGTCAATGCAATCTATGGGAAATGCTCCTATGGATGGCGGTCGAAATTTCTGTAACGAATTCCGTCAGCTGGCAAACTCGGATGTAACAACCCCTGTTACCATCAGTTTTTACACTTTTTCCGCTAAAGGTAAGTTGATTTATGATGGGAATGCTTCATCTATGAAGGATTCTCAGATTGAAGAGTGTGCTAAAGCTATGACTCCTAGTAGTACTACAAATCTATATGATACAACTGTTCAGCAAGCTCGAAAGTTCTTGGCTACTATCAATTCTAGTTATAACAGTTTGCCAGATGAAGTTAATAAATCAACTACAATTAATCAAGCTATTCGTTCTACATTTATGTTGTTCACTGATGGTGAGGATAATATGTCACATGAGTTTACTCGACAAGATCTTAAGAATGCTTTTGACGAATTGCAAAAGGTTGGTTGTGCTGTAGTTTTTGCGGCAGCTAACATGGACGCAATGAGTGTTGGAGCTTCATATGGTTTGGACCAGAAAACTTGTCTTCAGATGGGTTCTGATGAACGTACCGCTGCGTGTGCTATGCGAGCTATGACTGCTGCAACTGTACAGCGTAGTACTCAATCTACTGTTACTGACGAAGATGAACTGTTCAGCGAAACAGCTAGATTCAAGTCGTGTGATCCGGATGAAGCCGCTATGTATACTAAGAAAGTATCTATCTTCCCAACTAGATCTGGTCGTATGTAATTCGTCTTTAGATATTATAGTATAATATAATATAGTATAATATATCTTAAAATAAAAAAAAAAATCATGCCCCTTAGCTCAAATTATTGTGGTATGGCAAAATGGCTGCAGACATTTTGTCGCAGGAGAGTGTTTCTGATCAACTCACTCTTCTGTATATTTGGAAGAGCGCCAGACTTTTAATCTGGAGGTTGCGGGTTCGAATCCCGTGGGGGTATATGGGAGTATGTCTATAGCTCAGGGTCCAGAGCACCAGACTTTTAATCTGGAGGTCGGGGAGGTAGGATTCCCCTAGACGAAACCATATTATTTTTTTATTTAGCTATAGATAAGGGGGTAAAAAAATTTGATCTGGATGGGATCCCCTTGGATTTGGTGTAAGATGAACTCTAAACTGACTTCTTACAACTCCACTCCTCTCGCCACCGCTTCTTTTCTTGATATAATCAACGAACAGGAAGCCTCTCGATCGCCTATGCCATCAATACCAGCAGTCGATGCCCCAGGTCATTGGAATAACTTTCATTCTCAGAAGGTTAATGGCTATTTTGGCCGTGATAGTTATGACCACGGTTTGAAAAATAAGTGTGGTGTAGTCAGTGTAGGTGGTGATCCAGACATGAATATCTTTTGCAATAAACAAATAAAAACTTTTTGTAAAAAGGCATTACCTGGAGATTTAGTATATATGAATGGTTTTTTGGGGCTCAAAAAGAGTAAGGACAAGGCAACTGTTTCTCATTACGGAGTTTGGACTGGGCGTATTTTGACACCTAATTTGTCACATCCTGTTATAAAACATTTGATAGAAGAGCATGGTTGTAATTTTATCGAAGGAGAAATAGGAAATGGTTTGACACATGTTCATGACCCAACGGCTATCGCTATATATATTGAACTTACAGATTTTCGAGAACTTCCTGGTCCACATGTTATGGGACCTGGTCGACCTGGTACTATGCTATATAAGCTACTGCCTGGACAAAAAAATCGCCATGGTCAGCCATTTCCTTTCGCATAAATAACCCACAGTTTTCCTTTAAATATTATATATATAAATCATAGGAGGTTATGGTTTGATAATATATTAAAGATAACTATCTATAGTATAGTATAGTATAGTATATAAATTTGATATTTTTTTTTACCAGGTAAAAAACATAACTGAACTGAACTGAACTGAATCATGGGATGGCTGATATGCGGCAAAGCAAATCTAGTAGAAGAGACAGCAATTATCCAAGATAAAGAAGCTCTTAAAAAAGATCAAGAGCTATTACTAGAAGAAAAAAAACTCTTAGAAGCTCTTAAAAAAGATCAAGAACTATTACTAGAAGAAACAAAACGCTTCAAAGAACAACAAGAAGAACATAACAAAAAAATCTGTGAATTTGAAATAAAGCGCAGTAATTTCTTCCGTGAACAACAACTACTTACAACAAATCTAGAGATTCGTAGTGATGAACATCAACAAATTCTTAGACTATTTCAAAAAGAAGTCTCTGATTTTCAAGAAGTATTCAAGGAATTCATAGAAATCAAAAACAAACACATGAAAATTATAGATCTAGAACCAGACCCTAAAACATTTGAAACCCTCAAAGAGTTGTATTTTAAATTTAAGGAGAAAGAGGAGAACCTATATGGACCTAGGTTCTATATCAATGGTATAGAAATAGATAAAAAGAACGTGCCTTCTGGGGGAGAGGGAGTTATTATGACTAATTATTTGAGTTCTATGGAAGAGGTTCTTAGTCAATAAATCTAATCATGAAACGTTAGGGTTAAAGGTTCTGGAGTATTATTTATTTTTCTAAAAGAAAAATATAGAAAAAAAAATATGATTTTATTCTAATCCAAACCTTGGATTATTTAAATGCCGATCAAAACTACAGTGAATGAAATTTCTTTTCCTCGTCAACTCAAAATTACTAATTTACTAAGCTTCATTTCTTTCAACAAATTTAAATTCTCTAATAAACAATCTAATAAAGAAAAAGAAGTAGAGCTATGGTGCTAAAGAATGATCTGTATCTACTCTAATATTTTGTTGTTTATCATATTTCATTTTTAGTAATATTAATATAATTTTTAATACTAATGATATCATTATAGTTACTATAATAGAAACTGAATCTATCAAAAAACCATATATAATTATTATTAAACTTCCTAAAATACTTGTCATCAAAAATAGATAAGAAAGGTCCATAGTTTTTTTTGTCTTTATTGCTTTTAATATTTGTGGTAATAATTGAATACTTAGACACAAACCTCCGCTAAAACCTATTAGTTCTTTCCATAAATCTTTCATAGTTTATTTATTTATCTTATATATGTACTAATACTTTAAGTATTTAGAAAAAAAATTTGATTAAGAAAGTTTATCAATATCATATATATCAGATGCTTTCAAGGCATCAACAAGGTTTCCAACAGCAATTCAAATACAACTTTTATTGTTACAAATGAAACCTGATCACTCCTCGTAGCTCAATGGATAGAGCGCCGGACTTCTAATCCGGAGGTTGCAGGTTCGAGACCTGTCGGGGAGGCTTGCTCCGTTAGCTCAATCGGTAGAGCGCTGTGCTTATAACGCAGAGGTCATGGGTTCAATCCCCATACGGAGCACCGGTTCGTTAGCTCAGATGGTAGAGCGCACGGCTTTTAACCGTGTGGCCGAAGGTTCGATCCCTTCACGAATCGAAGTCGAAACACTATGAGGAGGATAGTGTCTGCAGTGGGTTAGCCGCCCTGTACTGATGAGACAGGCTTAATCTAAACATCTCCTCGTAGCTCAATGGATAGAGCGCCGGACTTCTAATCCGGAGGTTGCAGGTTCGAGACCTGTCGGGGAGGCTTTGTAGTCGAAACACTAGACGGAGGATAGTGTCTGCAGTGGGTTAGCCGCCCTGCACTGATGAGACAGGCTTAATCTAAAATACATCTCCCTATAGCTCAGCTGGTAGAGCGCCGTTTTCACCCCAGGGAAGCTGTAAAATGAAGCTTCTCTACAGCAAATTCGATTGCTTTTAATGCCGGTGGTCGTGGGTTCGAGCCCCACTGGGGAGACTTGCTCCGTTAGCTCAATCGGTAGAGCGCTGTGCTTATAACGCAGAGGTCATGGGTTCAAGCCCCATACGGAGCACTGGTTCGTTAGCTCAGATGGTAGAGCGCACGGCTTTTAACCGTGTGGCCGAAGGTTCGATCCCTTCACGAATCGAAGTCGAAACACTATCCTCAAGATAGTGTCTGTGGGAGTTAGCCTACCCACACTGATGAGACAGGCTAAAGGTTTCCAACAGCAATTCAAATACAACTTTTTATTGTTACAAATGAAACCTGATCACTCCTCGTAGCTCAGTTGGTAGAGCGCCGTTTCACCCCAGGGATCCTGACAAATGAAGGATCTCCACTGCAATTTCGATTGCTTATTATTGCCGGTGGTCGTGGGTTCGAGCCCCACCGAGGAGACTTGCTCCGTTAGCTCAATCGGTAGAGCGCTGTGCTTATAACGCAGAGGTCATGGGTTCAAGCCCCATACGGAGCACTGGTTCGTTAGCTCAGTGGCAGAGCACTCGGCTGTTAACCGAGTGGTCGGAGGTTCGATCCCTTCACGAACCGTATTTGGAAATGGAGGTAATGAAGATTACCACTGTATATAGCGATGGCTGGGGCTATGTACATTATATTTCAGAATAGCATACAGCAATCTCTGTATTAGCTTATGGAGAGCGTCGGACTTTTAATCCGCTGGAGCTGGTTCGATTCCAGCATACAATAAAAATGCTATTCGTACTGCTCTCATAGCATAACACGGCTAATGCGCCAAACGTTCAAAAGAAAACAGATAGTTTTCTTACAGCAATTCTAAGTTTATGGGGACTTTTAATCCTTGGAGAAACAGGATCGTGTCCTGTTGAGAGCGACTATACTATTTATATTAATTATTTACTACTGTTGAATGTATAGCTCAAGAGGCAGAGCGGCTGAGCCAATCAGTGCCAGATCGGTTGTGGGTTCGAGTCCTACTACATTCGAAATATTTATATTTTTTTTCGTTAAATTATAGACAGGTTTAATATTAATATTAGATCTAAACTTAAAAATTTGATTTAATTAATACAAAGTTTTATTATCTAAATAAGAACAATGGAACACTTCCAACAGAACCGCAGAATCCACGGACGAATCGTCAATCGAACACAAAAGTATATCAAGAAAATTAACTCTACTATAGACTTCATAAAACTTTCAAAACAACACTTCCAATATTTATATGATAAATCCAATGATATTTATCATAGAAATAGGCTACTATCATATCAATTATGTATAACATGGTTAGAAGAAACACTCTCAATCATTAACTCTCTTTCTAATATACTTCCCAGATCACATGTATTAGAACTCGATTCTGACGGATACCAATTAGATCTTTATAATACTACTATCAATACTTGTCATGATATTAATAGTCGTATCGATATAATATATAACAACCAAAAATGGTCTAAATTTATAAATACTTTAATGGATACAGATCATTCTTTAAATACATAATTTACCTTCTACTACTTATTTTTCAAGAAATTTAATTTATTTTTCTTATCATTATAATAATACAGTAGTTTAAATTATGAGTAATTTATTTTTCAATAACTTTATTTATCTTAGTATAGGACATAACAATGCCTCCTAAAAAAGAAATTGATTTTTCAAAAAAAAAAAAAAAAAATCCTAAAAAAATAAAAAAACCACTTAATCCATATTTTCAATATATAAAACATAGACGTCCCTCAATTGTTAGTGAAGGTTCGTGTAATACTGTCGTTGAGATATCTAAAAAAATCGCAAGAGAATGGTCAGAACTTTCAAATCAAGACAAAAGTGAATATAATAATCTCGCCGTACAAGATTTAGAAAAACATAATGAAAAAAAAATAGAAATTAAAAATAAAAAACCAAAAAGACAACCTACAAAATATAACTTATTTATGAAATCTGAACTTATAAAAATGAAATCTGAAAACCCCGCATTATCCCATAGAGAAGCATTTTCTAAATGTGCTGCTAATTGGAGTAAAGCCAAAGATACTGTTGAAATTTGGAAATCTAATATATAACTGACTTCACATCTTTATGTTGAATTAAAGGACATTTCACTTTGATACATAAGTAACATAAACCATATTGTCCTATTGGTAACTCATTATCACATATCCAACACAAAGTCATTATATATATAAAATGTATATATACATTTATATCAAATTTATAACTATAAATTTATATATATCTTTAATTAAACTTAACCATAACTACTCTATGATTATCCCATACATTTATCCATGGTTCTGGTTCTCCTCCAAACGCTACTTTATGCATAGAATAATCACCCGCAATAGATTCTATCTCATCCAATTGTGACTCAATCGCACCCTGTGCCAAATTTGGAATTGTTCTATTACTTGAAATATATTTTTCTATATTTTTAATACGATTCTCATTGTATCTCAACATACTATTCTCTTTGGAACGCGGACTCTCAAATATTCCGTCTGATGTTAGCATTCCTACTGCTCCTCGTTGTATGTCTCTTCTATATAGTTCCCCCTCATCTTTATGACCTGCTTTTGAAGAATAGGCACGTCTCAATCCACTATAACACAGATCACCATATCCTCCAGTGACCATCAAAGTTCCTCCTAATCTCCATGTTCCTCTACTGTCCTGATAAATTGGTATCCCTATATTCTCCGCTCTTTTCTTTTCTATATTATCATCCGCACCATGATCTCTTGTACGAACAATATTAGTGCCTTCCTTTATAAATTGACTATATGTATCACTATACAAACTATCTATTACTGTTTGATTTAATTGATGAAACATACCAATATTCCTATCGGACGGCTCGAATATTACATATGGACTATCTCCTAGATTGTATGAAAAAGTTGAACGAGATAACCTATCTATAATTACGAAATTCACTGTTGTTCCACTTAATGTATGGATACATGACTTTCTAATAATCTCATCCGTTAACTTATTTATCTCTACTGCCATTTTTCTAAGTACTGCTCCCTTGTTTTTCTCCATATCCAAATACTTACTACCACATCCATCATATCCCGAATATATATTTCTCCATTCTTTATCTAGCTTTTCACTAAAAACTTCCTTTGCTACTTTTTCTGTAAAATACGAATAGGCATCACCACCATGACCATCAAATATTCCCAAGACAATCATCCCATCCTTCGTAACTAGTTTTATACCTGTATCCTGTGTATGATACGTATCCCTTTTATATTTCTTATCTCGTGCATAATAAAGGTCACTATCTTTTCCCATATGATGATATCCCGCATCCTCCGCATATGAAATACTAATGGGACAAGTAAAATCACCTGCTTCTCTAATCAATTTTCCATAAGTCTTATTGTTTCTAAGAGTGGAATTAATATACGGCACTTCCGGTCGCTTCCCCCCCCCACCCACCAATCTCTTCACGCTGCCCATACTGCTAAGGTTCATCATCATTGCAGTTTTCATTTGAAATCTGATATTGGATAAAACTTTATTTCGTATAATCAAATTTAATTCCCACACTAATTATTTTCGTCCTATCTTTCTATGATATTCTCTAAAATTCATTAATTTTTCTCTTACTTCTGTTTCATAGCGTTTATCTAACTCTTTACTACCTTTATCGTATATTTTCATAAAATTTTCAAATTTTCTTTTTCCTTTTTCATCCAAACTTTTCGCTTCTTTTTGTATTTCAAAATTCGCATCTAACATGTTATAACTTTTTTCAACCATATCATTTATTACCTCCTTCTTTTCCCTCTTTACCCACATCTCTTTTTCCGCATTATATATTAAAGCTTTCGAAGTCTTATCATCTGGTATTTTAGCATTCCAATTTTGAGGTTTTTTAGGATTAAAATGGATTTCTTCCACTAATGTTGTTATAGCTGAAAATGGTATATTAAATAAATCTCTAAAATATCTATCTGTTAGGTAACTTAGATCTTCTTTACCAAAACCATTTATATTAATATGTATTTGCTTGTTATCTATATTATTTGTACTATTATCATTTATACTGTTATCTGTATTAGTTGTGTTATTTCCTGCCTTTTTCATTAGTATTTCTATCTGTTCTTTCATAAAATCCATTTGTTCTTTTAAACATTGGTCTTTTTGAGCTATTACTTCGTCTTTTTGAGCTAATTTTTCTTTCAGTTCTGATACTTCGTCTTGTTTTTCTTTACAAATTTTCATGTGCCTATGTAAATTACTATTTTTGGAATATATTTTTTTACAATATTTACATTCATATTTATTTTGAGCTGAAGTTGAGTCGGAGGAGTCATTTGGAGTCAAAAAAGAGTCTTTTGGAGCCAAAAAAGAGTCATTTGGAGCCAAAAAAGAGCATTTTGGAGCAATTTTGGTATTTTTTGGTATTTTAATCTCTAGTTCCTGTTTCAAGGTCTCAATATCAATGTCTTCTAAATTAGGCTCACATTGCTTCTTCCTTTCAAAGTGTGTTATTAAATTACATTTTATATTAGTACTGTATCCACATCTTTTACAATTATATTTCATATTTATATTATATATACATTTATTTCTTTAAATATTTAAAAAATTAATAAATTCATAATAAATTCATAATAAATTTATGATTATCATACATTTTTAAAACCCCAGAGAGAGAAATTTAATTTTGGAAAATTTGAAAACGAAAACGAAAATGAAGGTGAACTTTTTTTTGGGTTTTTTGGACCTCCTATCTTCAGTCTCAACTACTTTTTCCAATACCATGGTTATTAAGTTTTAAATTAGTATATTTTATTTTAAGGAGATAATAAACCATAAATTCACAACCGTTGTAAAAAATCACCTGAGTGCGCAGCACGACATGAGGGCTTCCCAATGAGCTTACCTTAGCCTTTTTTTTTTATTTGTATGACGCATATCTCGTAACCTCCGTAGTTTTATAAAAAATGTGATTAACAATAACGTAAATCTTTTATATATAAAAAAATGCCACACACACAAAGAGTTCTTCGAACAACCCGTATTCTTACTAATTTTCAAATTCGTCCTGAAAATAATAACCCTTATAATACTCGAAACCGAGATAAAATGAATACAAATGGTACTATCAAATTGCATTATAATACAAATAAATTTGAAATAAACCAATTATTATATGGTATGAATAATTTAATATCAGGTATTAATTATTTTGGAAATAATATACACACTAGTTTTTATAGTATTGATTTTCATTATAATCCCAATGATAATTGTGTAACTTTATATGGTAAAAATGGTAATTTATTTAGTTTTCTTAAACATCCAATGGCTCTAAAACTTATAAATGCAAAATGGTTAGATACTGAAAAACCTATTTATCAAATTAATCCTGATCATTTTAGTATGTTATTCAAAAAAAAATCTTTTCAAGAATCCTATGGTACTGATTGTCCTATATGTTTAGACAGTTTTAAAATAAATGATGAAATCGTTATCACACCATGTAATCATTTATTTCATAAACAATGTTTAAAAACTTGGTTGTATAATTTATCAGAACCAAAACATAATTGTCCTTATTGTCGAACTAATTTTTTAGATGAAATTATTATATAAAGAAAAGAAATCTTTAGATTATACTTTAGATTAAATGGAAAAAGAAGCACTTTTTAGAGAAATTATATCAGAGGAAAAAACAATCAGAAATCAAATGAAATTTAAGACAAATGATATCCAAGAAGACCTCCTGTCGATGGCTAAGCAGATGAAGAACAACATGCTCGCTATGCAGGCGACCGTCGGAACCGACCTTAGCGTCCATCTAAACGATACATCCCAAAGCACAATCAGAAATCAAATGAAATTTATGACGAACGAGATAAGCCAGATAAGCGACAATGTCGACAAACTCAATCAAAAAAATAAAGATGATTTTTTTTTTTTACCTATTTATTTATTTTTTCAACCATTTTGTTTATTATCTCTTTCTTCTCTCTCTTTATCTCTTCTTCTCCATTATACCTATTTCTTTTCCTATTTTCATTAAGAATATTTATTTTTTTTTTATTTTAACCCACTCTTTTGCTTCTTTTTTTTTTTTTTATAAAATCGAAATGATTTTATTTAGAAGTTCACCCACTTATTCAAAAACTATTGTACTATATTTCTTTTTTTGTATCATTTCTTTAGTTACTTCTTTTCTTGTTGTTAATCTTGTATGTATATAACATTTATTATATATATTAAACAAATCATCTAATATTTTTTCTATCTCATTATTATTTAAACAATTTCTATGTAAAGATATATAAAAAACTGGTTTATAATCTTTCAAAAATTTTTTTATTGCTGGTACTAATATTATTTCTCCTCCTTCTATATCCATTTTTATTAAACTTATTAAAGAAGGATTAATTTTTAATTGATTAATTAATGTATTAATTGTGATTGTATCTATTGTTGTTGTATTTTTTTCACTTGGACTCTTAGTTCTTTCCACTAATAAAGTTGACATTGAATTTCCCATTAATCCATTTCCCCCAAATGTTTTTTTACCCTCCGTATCTGATAAACCTTTCTCTACTACAATTATATTATCACATTTATTTGCACTCATATTCTTTTTTAATCTTTCAATTGCTACTGGATCTGGTTCTATTGCTATTACTTTCTTGTATAGACTTGCCGCATATAAAACTGTAACACCGATCCAAGCTCCTATATCAATATATATTCCA